GCCTATGTTATTAAATAACTCTTCAGCTATAATAAGCTCCCAGTTGTCGTTTGTCTTTTGCCGGCAAAGGCTTTCGAGACATAGCCAGGCTATCTTCTGTGAATTATATATAGGTAATGCTACTGTTATCATATCCAAAAATTTACATTTTTCCACTCTTCTCCGGTATCAAAAAAATCAGCTACAAGAGGTTTCTGTATAGTACCTATCTTTTCGCTCTCCTTATCAATTAATCTTAATATGTCATCAATCGTTTTATAAGGCTTGAAAAAAGGGCCATTTGAATTACTTATTGTATACCGACCCATATATGCCAGTTCGGTTGATGTTGTATATCCCGGTATTATTGTAGCTTTTAAATTAACAAAACAGTCGTTGTAATAGTTTCCCATTATCCAGTCCATTGTATGACCCTGCATTGAACATATCATTTCAAATCCTGTTTTATCTTTTATCTTTTCAGCCATCTCAAACCCCATTATATATTTTGCTTTCTCGTTGCCTAAGTAGCAATATATTTTATTGCCTATCTTAGTAGGGATGAATTTACTAAAATCCTTTATAGGAAAATTACAATGCTTATATTTGAAATTAGTTAAATAATATTTTTCATACTGTCGTGTGTTATCGTCTACAATAGATTCAGGACTTATCCTTATAACTACATTCTTAGGATTTACTCTTGTTATCTGTTCCCGTATTCGTCCTGTATTCCACAATGCTTTAAATCCTTTATGCCTATTAATCATCTTAACATCAATATCCCTGTACATACCTATAAACAAAGCAGGCTCATGTCTGCTGTGGTACTTAACAACATTCCACTTGTCGTAAAATCCCTTCTCAAAGAACTTTACCCCCGGACTGAAATATACCTGTTTAATTTGCATGATTATCTATCATTTGCTCAAAGTACTTACTTAAATATTTAAAGTGTTTCATATTATTAGCTTCATAGCAATTTTTTGTAGTTATTGCGTATGCCGGGCAGTTGTTATTATCAATGATGTAAAGCTCCCCGTTATCCCTTACAGCGTCCAGCTCGGTATAATGAGTCTTATACAACTTGCAGTAATTCTCAATGTTATCTATCTCGTCAACGCTTAATGCTGAATAGTCGCACCAAGTAACATTACTGCTATTCACTCCCGCAAACCTATCTTTAAGCGGTTTATCTTTTGTCATTATAGCCCGGACTTTATAATCGAATACAAGAATCCGGTAATCTCTTACATGAGTTGCACTGATCTTATTATCTAAAAGCTTTACATAGATATAACCAGGCTTATTCCGTATTTTAGAAACTACTTGCATATCATGTTTGCCTTGTAGTTCTGACTTCTCAAGTATGGTGCATCCTTTTGTTAATGCAGAATTATAACCAAATGCCTTGAGCATTATTTCTTCATTTTTGCTTTTCCTTACATCCTCGCATCCAATATTGATAATATCATACTTCTTTGATAATTGCCTTATTGTATCGTTATGCCTCCTGTAGTGCTTGTGATAGCTCTGATACATAACAACATCAAACTCCTTGGCAGGGTCAGTGACGACCTCAATACCTAAGTGTTCGATATAAGCTTTTATCATAGTGCAATTATATCTGTTATGAACTCCGTCTGGATATAATAGTAATTTCATCGTTTCTGTAATTCTTTTTTAGCCATTGCCACTGCACTTACTCTTGAATCAAAATTTATAATGTGCATTAACTCCTCAGTACTTAAATCAGACATAACTCCTTTTAGCTTACTGATTGATAAAAGTTCTTTTGTCTCAGGCTTAAACTTTTCTTCTTTGGTTTCAATCACGGTTTTCGATTCCTTTACAACTAATGAAGCCTGACCCCTTCGAATAAGAGCGTCACCAAAATTCGGAGATACACGGTAAACTTTACCGATACCATAGCTCTGTACTGGTTTTAAAATCTTAATTCTTTTTTTCATCTGAGTTTAAATTAAATGAGTTTAAATTAAAGGGAAGGGACGCAAGGCCCCGACCCTTAGATTAATATCTATGAAGTTGGCCCCGTTGAAAGAACCGTAATTCCAGTTGGAAGTATTACGACATAACCAACCCTTTTATAAACACGTATCGCTATCATGTCCTTTTCAGCAAGGTTAATCAAAGTATCGCTATCATCATATAAGGAAGCCTGATCGAGCATCTTAACTCTTAACCCCTGCTTGTCACCATAAGCACAAGTCTTCTGGAGATTACCAAAGAATAAGAACGGCTCATCATTTTCATCAAGAGCCAAGTCAGGATCGAGATCAACCATATCGATAGTTGCTCCGTATAAATCACCCAACGAAGGCAACGCCTCAGTAAGAACAACAGGGAAGCCCCATATTGAACCCGGTGAACTCTGACCTGGTGTCTGCACTAAGTAAGTACCTCGTGAGTCGGTAGCAGCAATAGCATCACTTCTGCGAGCTGATAAGGCGGCCCATACTGTACGGTGCATAAAAAACTTAGCACCAGGAACGGCTCCTTTAGGTATTGCGGTAGTAAGAGCCAATAAAGACTCAGGGCGCATTGTTATTGGCCCTACGTTAGCGGGAAGAGCCAGCGGAACAACTGTAGCATTGTTTAAAACACCTGTCCAGGGTGCGCCTGTACCAGCAAAGAACTGGTCATCTTCTTCAGCAGCGATAGCCTCACCAATTAATTGACCGCACAGAGAAACAAGATTGATAACTGTATCTTCAACGATTTCTTCAGTAAGAATTACAATAGCAGCTATTTTCTTCAAAGTCTGCTCCACCCTTGAGATATAGGGCTTTGTCTTTGGCTTTTTCTCACCTTCATCAACCCAATCAACAACTACATTAGTCAGAAGAGTAGGTATGTAACGCTGGTTGCCTGCACCAGCAAAAGGAAGGTACCTCATCTCTCTCCGAGCTATCCCACCATCTTCTACAAACCGATTCACTTCAGCGAGTAACATCTCAGGCACGAGATAGCCCCCCTGGGTCATATCCAATCCAAGATCAGTCGAAGTTGATCCGGTAGCTGGCCCTAAGTGCATTATAGGCTCCATTGTTTTTAGCTCCTTCTCCACAACCTTCATCTCTTTAGTGTCCTTCTTAACAAATGACCTTATCCATTTATTGTTAAGATCAAGCACCTTAGCCTCGTTCTCCTCTTTTGTTGCTACCAAAGGATTAGTTCCAAATTCATTGAACTTGATAAATATTGCATCAAGCTGTTCCTGAAATTTAGCAAAATTGAAATCGTTTTTAATCTCAGTTATGCTTTTTGTCATCTCGTCCTTAAGAGCTGTAAGTTCTTTTTTGTCAGTAACACCTTCTTTGCTTTTTATTAAAGCCTCATCAAGCTTCATAAGTAGCTTAAGACTGTTCTCGTCGAACGTATGATCTTCTGGAATAGTCATATGTTTAAATTCGTATTCCACTTCTCCAATTTTGATTTTCATCTTTTTAAAATTTTAAGTTATTATTAATTTATCGTAATTCGAAGTGGGTTGGCCCCCGGCCCCGTGTGGAGTGGGTAGTTGCTCCGGCTTGTCGAATAGTCGTATCATTTCCTTTATCTGTGTTAGCTGCACCTCAAGCAGTTCAAATGTCTCATCAGTGTATTTGCCATTAGCAAATGATTTAATCATTATATCTAATCGCTTAGTCCAATAGTTACGATCTTCTAGTGACTTCATAACAGGCGTATTCATTTGCGCCCCCCATTTATCAAGCGATGTAACTTCCCATAATACGGCCTCCTTAATAGATCGTATCTCATTACCTCCTTTAGTTATATTTTCAGAGTCAGTAACCTCTAACCCGTGCGAGTGTTCAGTAATCAAACCATCTTCGTACATTAATAAGGTATCACGGCCTACAGTGTGCCTGCCAAGCTTAGATATGAACCAACCGCCCTGAGTGTCTTCTCCAAGCTCCTGAACGACCCCGGCACCGTCCCAGTGATTGAATAGATGTTTAATTCTTGGATATGCGGACTTTGGGCCCCTCTCTGATATGCTTTTGCTGTACAATCCAGTATTCAATAAATCATTATCACTGTCTGGTTGCTGTGAATCATAATAGTAAGCCTGCACAATCCTATCCTTTAGGTTTATGTCTTTTATCTCGGTACATGGCGCACCATATTTAAAATTTTTCATATCAATATATTTCTGGTTCTACTATAACTTCATACCCGCATCTGCAATTAATTATATCACTAGGATCAATACATTTTGGATCACCTGGAGAAAATAGACTATTCCCTTTTGGAGTAATAAAGTCCTCATTAAAGGCAACTCGCACCCCGTCCATAGCCATATGATCTTTCCTGCTTCGTCCGTCAAAAGTGCTTATCCAAACTTTTATTTTATTACCTGCAACGCTCTCCCCTCCAAGCCTTGTTCCTTCACCAGATGCGGCGACTACCTCAGTACGTGCTATCCGTAAAGCTTTCCATGTATCTATACTCCCTTGCTTTTTTACAATCTCTCGAGCTATCTTATCCATACCCCACCCCTCTTCAATCCCAAGTTCTACGGCTTTTTGTGTTATGCTTTCAATATCTTTATATGCTGTTCTAATTACGCTGGTTATATTTACCCCTACATTGCTTCTGACATATTCTGTCATCTGTAAAAGCCATATATCATAATCAGCATCCTTTAGCTCCATACCTGATAAATTGTTCTTTGTGTCTTTAGCGTAATTTAAGCCAGTCTTGGTATAGAAACGTAGATAAGCAGACTGCACAATCTGATCGTCAAAGCCAAATCCTCTAACGGCCTCAATAATCTGCTCCGGTGTCTGTCTGTCTCGTATCACTTCCTTTAACTGTATTTTAATATCGTTGTACATTCCTTTAAAAAGTCTTTCACCCATCCTGATAAATGGCAAGCGTTTTCTATTTATCTCGTCCCATGTCATTTCCTGAGTTTATCAATATTCTCGTCAATCGTATCAAAACCTGAATCCATGCCGTAGCCAAGCGGTACTTTCGACATATCAGTAGTCAATATATCAGCCATTGAGTCTTTATACTCCCCATATTGGGTAGCTGCCCGTTTCTCATTAATAGTAATCCAGTCCATATTAAGCAATGTCTTACTAAGTTTCTCCAAGTCGTCCTGAAGCTCACTAATAGCCATAATATCATAATCAATAAACCATTGATCTCCAAAGGCACGTTGAAACATTGTATTAAGATTATCCCGTAACGAGTCCATGTCTGGCATAACTGACATAGTAATTAATGCTTTCCGGGCCTCAGTTAGATTATTAAGTGTTGAAGCATCAGACGAGAACAACGAAGGGTGAACGTGGAATATGTTACAAAGAACTTCTTTATTGTATTTGCGTGAATCCAATACACCGAGATTAACGGGTGTCTCGCCTATCTTTAGGTAGTTCATTGGCGCACGGTTAAACATAACATTACCATCACCCGCTTTAGCTCTTGTAGTAGCTCTTTTGAGTTTCTTAATCAGTGTGTCGGTTTGAGCCTTGGTGAATTCTATAACATCCTGATCTGTCCCGGTAAGTATTCCCTTCACTCCCTCATTAGCAAATGAAGCAGTCTCGTTGTCGATACCTGCATTATCTGAGTTGATATTCTGTGATGCTGCCACTAATGGACTTAAGCCGTACAACTGTCTGCCGTCACTGTCCCAGCGTGGATTAAAGTATTTCCAGTGCATAACCTTATCCGGTTCTATTATGTCCTTAGACAACGCCTCAAAGCGATAACCAGCAACAGGATTAATAAACGGGCCAGCTACTATCTTTGTCTTATCGGCTGGTAATACGAATAACTGGGTTATCTCCTTTGTCACCGGGTTATCTACCTGAGACAGATAAGCATCTCCTGTCGTATCACGGTAAACAAATAGTGCCTCTATTAAGTCTTGAAAACTCTGAGTTGGATTAGGCCGTTTTAATAATCTGTTAATTGGCGTGTCGTATGCCTCTTCCAGTGCATCTTCTTTTAATGTGAGTATTCGATGAAGGTCTAAATCCTTCTTCGTTATGTCTCTATACTGTCTTAATTTTTGTGAGTTCTTGACCTTATATACTAGCCAGGGAATACCTTTTGCTGAACTGGCCCTTAAAGATATGATCGAATATACAGCCGCATTACGGACAAATCCCTTCTCTATGTAATCAGTCTTATTGATGAATGAGTTAATGTCTTGCCCTCTGTTGACATTCTTATACAACATTTGAGAAAGCAGTACCCAATCTTCATTAGTCAGTTGGTAGTCTTGTTCGGGTTTTATCTTCTTTCTAAATATACTCATGATACCCAATTTTCTATTTTGTTTTTTGTCAAGAAACTAAACCCATAACGAGCCGCATCGATACAATGATTGAAATCATCAATATAAATTTTTGCGCTTTTATCCAAATATACATAATTACGTAATTCCTTCTTTAAGGAAGTAGATCTGTTAGTCACTATAATATCATAACCCTGCATACTTGTTACTCCTGCTGTAATACTACCCGGCCCCTTGATAGCTGCCTTCTCGTTTATCTTATATTCTTTTTTAAGTTCATCTATCAATCTAGCTTCTGCACCATCCGCAATAATAATAGATTCAGCTCTTTCGCCTTCTATGAATGTATCAGGTGCATTTGCTTTATTTAATTCTGCTATCTTCTTTGTAGACAATCCTGGCTTAGAAAAACACTCATCCAAGTAAAGCTTCCTATTCTGCTTATCAACTGCCACTTTCACTAATGTAGTGGGATCAATCGAAAAGCCAAAGTCCTGACCATAACATTGTAACTGAAGGTCTTTATTAAATTCACCTGTCACCCAGTTCTCAAATACTATACCCTCAGATACTCCATATTCGCAATCTATATGCACCCGCTTAAAATTCTTATTCCGTGAAGCCTTTAGTTTAATTCTCTCTACTTCATGTTGTGGTAAAAATGGATTGTTTAAATAGTTGCTTCTTATTACTGTTGTATGTAGATAATTAGGCAACCACTCTTCTAACCAAAATTCTGAAGTGGGATTAAAATCCGCTATAATATACTCACTTCTCCGGGCCAGCTCGTCCCATATCTCCTCTTTAAGTGAATTAACCTCATTGCCATATAACCAATCACGTCTAGCCCCTAAAGCCTTGCCAATACGATCAGCAGAGAAAAACTCTATAATAGAATTGTTAGGTGCAGTAAAGCGACCTATTGAGCCGTTATAATTGTTATCTGACCATATGCCTGTTTTTATTAAGTGCTTCTTTAAAATGCGTATGGCACCAATCTCTAGGTGTGGCCTCGACTCAGATACTACAGTAATAACCAGGTTAGGTATTGTCATACATATAGCAAATAACAGAAATATCATTATGTCCTCTGTCTTACCTGATCCTGTACCTCCACGGTGTATGATAACTTTCTTGCCTGACTCATAAGCTTTCTCAGTCATTTCGTAAACATCGCCATATCCTACATCTACCTCAACCATGCTTTAGATTTATTGTTATGCCATCACCTCCAATATCATGATCCTGTTTGTCTATCCACCCCATATTTTTAAGAGCGAATATTGATCCAGTTGCATTATTAAATTGTAAGTTTTGTTCGTATTTGCTTTCAATTTTAAGCCTTGCACGCTTTATAGTGTACATAAACTCTATTTTATTCTCATAGTCATAAAATGATGTACGACTCTCAAACCCAAGGAAATAAGCTAAATCGCATATAGTATAAATAGGAATTTCAATAGTGCTATTCCCTGCTACTATTGCTCTTGTGTCTCTTCCTGTTTCAAAATATTCATTTATCTTTTCTTGCAACGTATCGGAATCACTAAATACAGGCGGCCTCCCTCCATTATTCCCTACTGCATTTTTATTTCCGTTAGGTGCTGCCATCAATTAAAGCTTATCGGATTAACTACAAAAAGCCGGTAATTGTCCGACTTCTTTAACTGCGCAATAAACAATATGATCCTAATATGTAACCAAACACGACTTTGGATTTTACTTACAAGCTCGTTATTGTTCATAATTGCATACTATAATTTGTAAAATTAAACAATTTATTTCATATAAAACACAAAACCATGACATTTATCATGGATTAATTGAATTATTTTATGTATGGAGGTTGCTGTATATAAAAAAGCCCCTACTTTCATAGAGGCTGTATTGATTAATATTGAGGATTACCTCGGACAATCTCTGTTTGGCCCTCCATCTTTATCTCCTTTTACCTCTTCTGGCGCAACGCCTTTCCCAATTATTTTAATACGCCCTTCATCAAACCATTCAGCATTTTTTGTTTCTCCATTTATAGCTTTCGGAACTAAACAATACTGAGTGCATCCATACAGATAATTACATCTACCCGTGATAATTCCTTCAAATCCCGTAATTTGATCTTTCCCTTTTTTCCCTAAGTTTTTCATAATTTAATTATTTTGATTAATATTTATAATACCTGCAATAAGTGCAGGGTTTCATCATACAAAGTTGTTCCCCAGGATCAGTAGCGTAACCGTGTAAATAGCACTTTTTTGATTTTACGCTCCGGTGCTTCTTTCTTGCTGCCTCTCTGTGATTTTTATTATACTCTCTCCTGTATTCCTTATAGCACTCATTACATATTGATCTATATCCTAATTTACAAGACTTTTGTTTATGGAACTTTTCTAGTTCTTTTTCTTCTCCGCACTTCTTACAAACTCGCCTCATTTTGTTTTACATTTATCGTTTTCGGAATTATAAAGAGTTATAGCGTAATATGATACTCCATTAAGTCTCGTAGAATTGCTTGATATAATATCAGAGATAACTACGTTTGGATTAGACAATGTATTTATCAGATCCAATTTCATTTTGTTTTCTTTTTTCATAATTAACAGAGAGTTATTATTAGTTCACCGATTAAATCCATATGTATATCAACTGTAGTATTACCATAATCTGTGAACTTAGATATAGGGATATTTGGTCCATTTATTGTAAAATCAGAAATAAATACATTGGCCTCAATTATGCTATGATCGTCCCAATTAGCCTTTACTGTAAATTTATTACATAGCTTTGCTGTGGCTTCAAATAACTTACGGCTTATTGTTCCTTTTAGCTCAATCATTTTAATACCTTCTATATATTCCGGATATTCCGGAATATCCGGACAATCATAAAACATGCGAGTATCTTTAATGCAGGGCTCTTGAGATACATTTATTATAAGATCATCTATCATTCCTATAATAATGCCATCCTGCAATAACGCAGATTGCCCTCTATTAATGGATAAATTCTCCTTATGTTCTTTGTGACCACCATAAGGCGAATCTAAATAAGTGTTGCCAATATCAAACCAAGCATTATTATAAAATATTTTTGATTCAGCACCATTAATAGCAGTTACGTCATTTTCAGGCATTGCCTTAATGATAGACGGTGCAGCAATAACGGCAGCCGTGCCTATCTCTAATCGTTTTAAAAAGTCTTTTCTTTTCATTTTATTTTATTTTAAATTCCACTTCATCAAAACTCACTCGGAGTTACTCATTATTTCATCAGATATGTCCTTAACTAAAATAAATTTTGTGCCAGAAGCATTTTTGATTAAATATTTATCCAGCACTTCAGTAATCTTTTTCCTACTTGGCTTCTGTTCGCTCGAAGTGGTTTTAAGATTTATTTTATCATATAATTCAGATGCCATAGCTTCTGCATCATTTCTGTAACTACTTGCATAAGCATGGAAACAACTATCGACTATTCTTAATACATCTTTCTTATCCTGTTCTGTCTGGGGTTGCTCATGTAAATACTTTTCTTTGCCGCAATTTTTACATATAGTTGCACTTGTACTTTTGTCGTCTGGCATGAAATTATCACAAATACTCATTACCCTGTCTTCTTCCTCCCCCTCTGATAGTTCGGATATAATTATAGCATCTACACCAATACCATCACCCCATCCATTCATTGCCCTTACTTCTGTAATTGCATTGTCTTTGATCTTAATTTTTCCCTTTACATGACCATTAAAATCAATTTCATAGGTCTTCTCCCTGCTTGGTTGCTGTTGTTTGTATTCTTCCATAGCTTTTTGTGCATCTAATACGACAACAACTGCAAATTCTCCATTTACATCTTTAGCTTTTCTTACATACTGCTTTAATATTTCTTCTTTTGTTTTCATAATTCGTTATTTAGTTCGCTTATATCCTTTAGAATCGTATGGGTTAACATTTTTAGGGTTCGGCCTATTGGTCTTTCGGGGAGTCCTGAACTTGTGATCTATAAATTTCCTTATTTTCCGCTCTCCTTCATCCCGCCTGAGTTCGTCTTTATAATCCTGCCATGCAACGCAATACAAGATAAAACATATACCTGACAAAAATAATAAATACCAGGCTTTATAATAGATCGCAGCGACCGTACAAAATACTCCGGTTATACCGAAAAATAATGACATACAATAGTTTAGTTTTTTCATAGCTTTAATTTTTAATTAGTTAGAAAATCATTCCCCATAAATATATCATCGTACCCAGGTTTAATCCCCAGTATGCTATCTTTAATTTCTGCTAACATTCGGGCGTATTCCGGGTAAACATCTGCCTGACCTTTTACGCTCCTTACAGCGTGAATAACAGTACCCCTCTGCCTTTTGCCGAACATCCTTAATATGTCTTCATGTATAATATCTGTATTTGTCCGAAGGTAATACATCGCTATATGTCGGGATTTAGCATCTTCCCTAGTTTGCGACCCGTGCAGTAATTCATCATTCGTGAGGTCAAAGTATTTTGCCACCCCAGTTATGATCTGATCTTTTGTGTAAATGTCTTTCATAATTCCTTATTTTCTGTTATCATTTCACAAGTTTTACATAACA